TGGCCGAGCTGCTACAGCAACGTGCGGCGATCCCGCGGGAAGATCTGGAGTACTTGGTCGAGCGTGTGGCAAAGCTCAAAGATGAACGACTCCAGGCTGCAATCGCCGGCCTGATCGGCTGGGGTGATGACGAACGGGCTGAGATCGAGACGTTTGTTGCGATTGCGATCGAGATCATGAAGAAAACGAATGTATCAAAGCTACGCGAAGCTGCGCAGGTGGTAGAGCTGCGGTACTTAACGAAGGAGATGAAATGATTGACAAACAACCCGAAGCCCTGCGGCTGGCTGAGCTGCTGGAGAATGAAAAGCATGTTTCAGACTTAGCGCTATCTAAAATAGCCGCCGAACTACGCCGCTTGCATGAAGTGAATGCTGAGTTGGTGAAGGCGTTGCAAGAGTTACTTTTTGAAGAAGAAACACAAGACAATGGGCTAACTGAAGCAGTAATAATGTCTCATGATGAGTTTGTAAAATTTATGCGTGAAAGTGTGCGCAGCTATGAATCAGCAAAAGAAAGAGCCCGTGACGCCATTCGCAAAGCTACAGGAGAACAACAATGAAGGCGTCAGACTTAATGTTTCTGACAGCGAATTTGTTTCTTGCGAGCGCGCTATCCGGAAGGGTTGCATCGTTTCACATCGGCCTTTTTTACGGCGTATGTTTCGTTTGGTTTATATGGAGGGGTAAATGACCATCACACTAACCCACGAGGAAGCGCAGCAGGTGCTGGATGCGCTGAATGATGTTTTTGAGACGGAGAACTGGAATTCTTATATTGACGCAAAAAAACTCCTCCGCGCCCGACTTAGCGCACCTGAACCCAGCGCAAGCGTGGAGCCGGTGGCGTGGCAATCAAGAATGCGCCCTAATTGGGAAGAAAATGGTTGGACTCAATGGAAAGATTGCCCAAAAGAACAAGCAGATAATTTTTGGAAAACGCCTCGTCTTAATGATTGGGTTTATGAAGCTCGCGCACTTTACGCCGCCCCACCACAGCGCGAATGGCAGGGTCTGACGGATGAGGAAGCAAAGAAAGAGTTTGAGAAACACAACTGCGTTATATCGGCAGACCTTGCTGGGATATTGTCCCGCGCCATCGAAGCCAAGCTAAAGGAGAAGAACACATGATTGCACTAACCCGCGAGGAAGCGCAGCAGGTGCTGGATGCGTTGATATGGACGCTAGGAAGTGATGATTTTAGCGAGGCAGGAAAGGCTCGAACGGGTGCGGTCAAACTTCTGTTGCCAGCAACCGAACTACTTCACTCCCGACTTAGCGCACCTGAACCGGAGCCGGTGGCGTGGATGTATGAATACGGGACAGACCACGGCGATGCTGTAAATCAGATTTTCTGGCACAAGAATTTACGTTTAGAAAAGCCAGATGGCATGGTTCGCAATGTTGTTCCGCTCTACACCGCTCCACCACAGCGCGAATGGCAGGGGCTGACGGATGAGGAAATAAGGCAAGGTAATAGAGAAAGCTGGGTAACAATACAAGCATGGCAATCCGCAGTATGGTGGGCAGAAGAAAAACTAAAGGAAAAAAATGGGTAAAAGAGAAGTCAAATTAAAACGCGAGCGTGAAGAGCGCGAGATAGAAGCAGAGAAGACAAAACACCGACAAGTACACGACTTTTTTTGGGGTAGACAATGCAACTCAGGCCGTACCAAGACGAAGCCGCCGACTTCCTATACGAACGCGATCGCGCGATGATCTTAGCGCCCGTGGGCGCAGGCAAGACCGCGATCACGTTAACTGCGATGCAGGCGATGGTTAAGGACGGGCATGCGAGTCGTTTTCTTGTACTGGCACCCAAGCGCGTCTGTACCGACGTGTGGCCGATCGAGGTGCCCAAGTGGGCGCCAGACTTAATCGTAAATGTAGCGGTTGGCACACCTAGCCAACGCGAAAACGCCATGTCAAGTGCTGCCGACATAGTAGTTACGAATTACGATAATTTGCAGTGGCTCGCCAAGCAAGACTTGTGGTCATTTGATGCCATTGTGTTTGACGAGCTAACAAAGCTGAAGAACCCGTCGGGCACGCGCTTTAAGGCGCTGCACAAGGTGATCGACCAGTTCAAGATTCGCTGGGGGTTGACGGGGTCATTTACCAGTAACGGGCTGGAGGACGTGTTCGGCCAGTGCAAGATCGTCGACGAGAAGCTCTTGGGCCGTGCCAAGGGTGCGTTCCTGCAGCAATACTTCGTCTGCATGAACCGCGACTTCGGCGAGTGGCTGCCACGCCCCGGCGCCTTGCAGCTGGTCATGGAGCGCATCAAGCCGGCGACGTTCGTACTGGAGCCTGGCGAGTATAAGGACAAGCTGCCGCCCTGCCATGTGGTCGAGCTGCGGTGCGAGCTGGACGATCGCAAGCCCTACGAGAAGATGAAGAAAGACTTTGTGGTGCAGTTCCCGACCGCCGAAATATTGGCGGCCAATGCCGCGGCTGTTACATCAAAGTTGCAACAGATGGCGTCTGGGTTTGTGTACGACAGCACCCGCGTGGCGAGCGACGTGCCGGGGCAGTTCACCGCCAGCAAGACGGCGGTGTGGTTTAGCAATCACAAGTTTGATCGATTAGACGAACTACTGGAGGAAAACCAGCATGCGAATACCCTTATCGTTTACCAGTTTCAGGAAGAGGTGGCAGAACTTCGTCGCCGCTATCCGAAGCTTGCCACCCTCGACGACGAGCGGGCCATCGAGCGATGGAACGCCGGACAGATCGAACTCCTCGCTGTGCATCCCAAATCAGCCGGACATGGTCTTAACCTTCAACACGGAGGTTGCCACATGGTATTTCTGTCACTGCCGTGGTCTTTGGAGTTATATGAGCAGACCGTTGGACGACTCCACCGATCCGGCCAGCTGCGGGATGTCTGGGTGTATATCCTCCTCGCAGACAAAACAGTTGATGAAAAGATCTGGGCAGCACTGCACGACAAACGAGCAATCTCTGACATAGCTATGGAGGCATTAAAATGAAAAAACTTATTCTTGCACTAGCGTTATTTACGGGCGCCGCACACGCAGACGAATGGCTGGAAGCGGCCAATAAAGACGGCGGGAAGATACTGCTGTTGACCGCGAAGTGCGACGCCAAATACCCCAGCCTGCGGTTGATGATGGCGATTGCCAGCACCGGCCAGACAGTACGTGGGTGCTGGGCATACTTTTCCGATATGGTGCATGTGACGTACGACGATGGCACCGCGTATACGTATGACCCGATGATCTTTGTTTACAAGTCGGATAACAGGGGGAACAAATGAACGAAAAATCAAATGCGCTGCGGCTGGCTGATGAGCTTGGGTATCACGATGACCCGCGTTTATACGCAGAAGCCGATGATTTGATGGCGGAAGCTGCCGCCGAACTACGCCGCTTGCATGAGGTGAATGAAGCACTGATAACTGCCGCGATGCTTGCACTTGTTGCGTTTAAAGGTCACTGGAATATGGACAAGACAGCAAGAGATAGGGCGGCGCATGACGCGCTTGTTGCAGCCATCGCCAAAGCTAAAGGAGAAGAACACATGAGAATAAACACAGGATGCTGGGTTGATGGATGTAAACGTTTTGACCCAAATGACGAAGAGGGCGTTGAGATCAAATGTGACCGTGAGTGGAGAACATTAACTGACGCTGAAGTAGATGAAATCGCTGTATCTGGTGACCATGAAATTTTGACCTTTGCCCGCGCTATCGAAGCCAAGCTAAAGGAGAAGAACACATGACTGACTTTACCAAGTACGAAACACAACGCGAGATCTTAATCGATTACCTGCATGTCATGATCGCCCGCAGCGACTGGCATGGCGTCTCAGACGTCGCCAATGACCTGCGCGAGCTGGAGGCCGAACAGCGTGAAAAGAATTGACTACTGGAAGGCCAAGCTGCGGGCCGCGCAGGCTGAAGAGCGCGCGCGGTACCGGGAGCTGAACCAAATGGAGCGCGCATTTCAGCGGGCGGTGTATGAAGTGGCAAAAATTGAACAAAGGATTGAAGATGAAGAAGCTAAGCTGGCGCGCACTGAATGACAAGATAGCCACGCTATCGGAAGATGAGGTGTTCGCGCTATTGACCGAGGAGCAGCTGAACGAGCGTCGCAGCTCGCACCTGCAGCGCCTGCACCAGCGGTACTGCGCGCTGCGCGACGCCCGTGAACGAGTCGAAATCATGTCAGGAGCTATCAAACCATGAACCCGAAAATACCCCACATTTTGATGGATGCGATTATTGCCGAGTTTTATTTAAAAAACGACGCAGCTTTATCTGAGTTTTTAGGCACCGCGCCGCCGTACGTTTCAAAGCTGCGGCATGGCACACATGGCGTATCTGGCGACATGATTTTGCGCATCTATGACAAGACCGGCTGGAGCATTGAGAAGATTCGCAGCTATTTGAAGGAGTCGAAATGAGCCTCGAACCCCCTTCGCCGCCCATCGGGTACTGGATTATGCCGGGGTCACATCCAGCATGGAAAACTAAGTTTGCAGTGTACGTTAAACCTAACTTAATACACCGCCTAACCATGCGTTGGCTGATGGGTTGGGTGTGGGAGCCTATATGAAGTGTCAGCAGTGCGGCAGCAGAACCATTGTAGTGAACACCACCCAGCAGCCAGGCGGCATCCGGCGGCAACGCAAGTGCCCATCATGCAAGAACAATGCCTACTCGGCAGAGGTGTGGGTAGCAGGCAACGTAATGGTAGGTAAATCGATCTATACTAAAGAAGAGGCAGCGTCGATAAAAAAGAAGGGCGTCGAGGCTCGCCGCGCAAACGAAGATAGGAGAAATGACGATGCTCTATAAAGGAAAATTTGTACCTGATACGCATGTCGTAAAACCGACACCGTACGACACCGGCAAGGTGCGCATCGGCGAGTTCTATACGCCGCAGCTGTACCAGCGCGCAGCGACGCCTGAAGAGCGTTTTATGCAGGACGTGGTGCTTGGCTCCAAGCCGCATCGCCCGTCACCTGTGGTGAAGTTCTTTGGTCGGTTGCTTGGCGTATGAAAGACTTCGTTCTTGCCTACTACGCCGCGATAGCGATCGCCACGGTCACGTTTATCGTGATGGCGCCCGCTATACCTGACCGCCCACGCCCTACACCTGAACAATGCAGTGTAGCGGAGATCGCGCCTGACATGACACCGCGCGACAAAGAGGTCTGCAGGCAGTTACGCCAACAGCGTCATCGCCTGTGACTTGGACTCATCAACACGGCGCAGCCAGCCGCGGCCAAAGGTCGCAAAGGTTGGCAGCGCCTTGTAGAACAGCTCGCGCTCCATACTGAACTTAGCGATCAGATCTTTCGGGTCAGCAGCCTTAATCGCAGCCATCGTCTTCGGGCCGATCACGCCGTCTGGCGTTGTGCCCAGTGCCTTCTGCATGGTTCGGATCGCCCTGCCCGCCCCGGCGTTCACCGCAAAGTCGAACATCAGATAGTCGAGGCCCGTTGGCAGCTCGTCGCCCTTGACCGCATCCCAGTACTGGCGCTTGTACAGGCGCGCGACCGTCGCTGGCGTCAAGGCGCGCATCTCTTTTTCGCCAACAGGATGACCGACCCATGCCTCCCACACCCGTTTGGTGACGCCTAAGTTGGTCATGCCGCCAGGATCAGCTTTGTGATTACTGAACCCACCCTCATGCTTTAAGACCGCCTGCAGCGCCTGACGGAAATTCTGTTTCACTTCTTATCAGGTGTTACGACCCCGATCAGACCGGCGATGGCCAAGCCGGTGGCAATGATGGACTCAGCCATCTGCGGTGCGATGGGCACGCCAGCAGCTGCAAGAAACAGAAACAGACCGCGCCAAGTGGACGGCTCTTTAGCACGGGCGAGAATAAAGCTTTTCATAACACCTCCTTATTTGTCCTGCTTGGCTTCCAGCCGGTCAAAAATTTTGCCCAGCATCTCTTTGACTTCACGCATGTCATCTTTATAGTCTTCGCGGCTCACATACGTGTGCGGCATGGCGCGCACGTCCGTGTCCAGCCGGTCGATTGACTTGTGGATATTGTTCAAGATCCAGCCGCCGAAGAAACCAGCGATTGCGACAGCGATATTGAATAAGACTTGCGAATCCATGCGTCACTCATAAAGGATGTTGATCGTGCCAGCGTCGAACGTATCAGTGCCGTTGACGGTTGTGACGCGGATTTGGGTGAGTGTGTCGGAGAGGGTTTTGTCGCCAGCAATATATGCGGCTGTTCCTGGACCACCTTTTATTACCGCAGAACACACCCAAACGTTTGATCCTAATGCAGTTATAGTCATTATCCCCGAACGAATGTTTCCCGCAACAACCCCGCCAAGGGGAAAGCCTGACGTAATGTCACCCGTTGATGGGGTGGTAGTAATAATTATTCCGGTTGTTGCAATATAGCCCGTAGTTTCAACACCACCTGAATCGCCTAATTGAACTTGCACTTGACTGGTGCCATTTGTACTCACCCCAGCAAACAGCACAGTGACCCGTTTAACCCACGACGGAATACCAGTAAAGTCAACCGAAGTGCCTGTAGCAGATTTAGCAGTCTCTGCAATAAATGCGCCGCTGTTACCTTGAACGCCGTCAGTTCCATTCAGAATTAGTGGCATGACAGCCCCCTCAGTTCATCCAAAGTTGTGCAGGTATCCACCTGACTCGTAATATCACGCAGACGCTGCTTCTCAGCCACAATCGCTGCTGTATCGCTACCAGACTCCAGCGCACGTTGGAATGCAACATCTTGAGCAGCCAAGAGGGGCACACGTTCGACGCGCAGGCGATCTTTGGTGATTGCTTTGGCCTTGTCCAGATCAATCGTAATCATTCGGTCACCTCAGTAAAGTCAGCCGTCCATGCGTTGCGGAATGTGCGGTCAGCAGGAATATCAGCTATATCAACGATCAGGTATGGCTTACCGGACGGGATGTCTTTCATTGCCGCTTCGACCGAACCCGCTGGGATAATGACTGCGACACCGCCGTCATCAGTTGGGTAAATGATTCGTTGGTTCATGATTAGTCCTTAGCGAAATACTGAGACAGATAACAAAGCGGAATCTTGCAAGGCTCCAGTGGTAGACGCAATAGAACGTGCTTTTGTTTGAGTAGTTGTTTGCGAAAATGCCGCCCCTCCACTATCCGCATACCCAGAAAGAGAAGTAGCAACAGTCGCATAATTTGCATCCGGCATTGCAGTCGTAAAGTTAACCGTATAGTCGCCAGTACCGTTATCCGTAATTGAAGTCACATTAAACGACGCGCGAATAGCCACCGTACCCGTACCGTTAAAGTTCACCCACGCACGGCACAGCGTACCAATCTGCGTGCCCGTACCATCGTTAAATTGAACTGGCGTTCCGGTAATACTGCTTTGTAATGTATCTGCTACGACTGTTCCAGCCATGATCGTTCCTTATTCGTAGAGAATGTTAATTGTGCCAGCGTCGAAAGTATCTGTTCCATTGCCGGTTAATATGCGCAAAATATCTAACGCCCCAGACAAAGTTACTGAAACATTGCCTATCGTTGCCACTGTTGCGGCTGTTCTGCCTGATGAAGTACCGACCCAAGTATTTCCGCTTAATTTTGACCAAACCACAGTACTGACACAAATATTTGCCGCGCTGGTTGTCGCAGCAACTACTAAACTGGTAGTAGCATCTGTTACCGCAACAGCGGCGGCGTTAGTAAGAGTTGTAGTGTTTCCCGAATAACCTGTGGCAGTGACCGTGCCCCCCGTTCCTATACGGCAGAGGATATTTGATGTTCCGTTTGTAGAAACACCGTCCAGCAAAACAGTAATACGCTTCACCCACGACGGTAGGCTGGTAAAATCAACCGTGGTGCCGGACGCTGTTACCGCCGTGCCCGACACAATCGGCGCTAACGTACCTGTGGTGGCTACCAGCGTCTGCGTATTGCTGCCAGCAACCGCCGGGGCCGACAGCGTGACCGATCCGCTGGTGTCGCCTGAGAGAACTAAAGATGCCATGATTTACCCTTTATAAAAC